CTAGCCAAGCAAGCGAGGGCGCTTGAGCTTGCTCAGCAGCGCCGGCCCCAGCGCGGCGGCGTCCAGATCGATGGTATTGATCAGCCCAGTGATCTCGGCGCGGGAAAGCGATAGCCGGCACGGTAAACCGGTAAGCAAGAGCGACTCGCCTGCCGCTTCATCGACTAGCAGCACGCGGATGGTCGAGGGCGAATCCATCCGCGCGCTGAACAGCAGCGGTTCGAAATATTGTTGAACCAGGGCAAATGCCTCCGGTTGCCTGAATCGCTTCATGATGACAACTCCATTTGTCAGGCGGCGGATTCTAGCAGTGGCTTTCGCATCGCTCTGGCTGGCAAGTGCCAACTGCAGCACAACGTGCGTCGACACTGTCAGAGCAAAACTTGCCCTACGGATGTTGCAGGAAGTCGCGCGGGCAGCCTACGCAATGGAACTGCAGCCTGACATTCGCCGATCCTGGCAACATCCGCGCTCGTTTTCCGTACCACAGAAACGCTGAAGGCCCCGTAATCGGGGCCTTCAGGATTGCAGATGGCGGAAGCGCAGAGATTCGAAATCATCGCACGGTCGCCTTGGGCCGTTGATTTCAAAGGAGTTTTCTCCCGGCGCTCGGCCAATGGGACCATTTTGGGACCATCCGTGGTCCCGGCATATACGAAAAAGCCCCGGAAACCGGGGCTTTGGGCCGTTTGGGAGCGGGACCGGCTACAGTTTGAGCTGTCGCTCGATAAGGCTGGTCATGTCGGCCGCGTCGTTGCTGATCCACTTGCCGTAGTGCTTGTGGATCATCGCTGTGGATGTATGGCCCATATGCTCGGCAATCCAATCCAGCGGCACCACGCCGCTGGTGAGCATTTGGCTGGCGAACGTGTGGCGGCAGTTGTTTGGTCCACGGTGGCGCACGCCCGCTGCCTTCAGGTGAGCGTTCCACCACCCGTTGCGCATGTTGTCCGAGGTTGAATACGCCTGATTGGTGTGCGAGTTATGGAAAACGAAACGCAGATGCTGCTTGCGCACCGTCCGGTTATCCCGATCGGTGATCTCAATCTCAACCTTCGGCAGCTTCTCGGTTCGCTCGGCCTGCTCGCGCAGTGCCTCCAGGGCGGGCTTCAGCAGCTTAACCTTGCGCGTCGATCGGCGCGTCTTCGTTACCTTGTAGGCGCTGCGCACTCGAGCCCGGCGGAACGTCACCTCTCCCTTCGCCAGGTCGACATCCTCCCAGGCCAACGCGATCGCCTCACTCACACGCGGGCCGGTCCAGATCATGAACTTGACCAAGGCCAGCTCCTGCTCGCGCCCTGGTGATGGCGTACCCAGAATGGCATCGATCTCCTTGCGCTCGAACGGGTCCGGATCTTCATCATCCGGCAAGCGGATCACGATGCCCTCCGTTGGGTCAAACGCCACCTGGTTCGTGGTGCGATACAGCTGATAGATCTGCCGAACGATCCCAACGATCTCGCGCACCGTCTTGTTGTGCAGCTTCGGCATCAGCACTTTTTGGACCCACCGCTGCATCTCCACAAAGCTGATGTCCTCGGCCTGGCGCTCGCCCCACTGTCCCCTGATATGGCAGCTGATCTTGCTTTCGTGGCCATCCATCGAGGACTTGGCCAGTTCGTTGCGTTTGATGTCCAGCCACAGATCAATCCAGTGGCCGAAGGTGCCCTCCTTCACCCGTGCCGAGTCCGGGAAGTACCGCGCGTAGCTGAACGTCCCGGCCTGAATTTCGTGCTTGATGATCGCCACCAGCCGCGCCGCCTTCTCAAGGTTGCCCGGTGTCGGTGGGCCAGGAAACGGCTCCTTACAGCGCTTGCCCTGCCACCGAAAGTCCACGCGCACGGAGTTCCCGCGCACCTCAACTCCATCTGCCATATACGTCCCCACGCGAAACCCAGCGGGCACGGTACCGGTGCCACACCCGCAGCAATAGAAAAAGGCCCGTTGCCGGGCCTCGAATTGGCTTGTGTGATTTCTAGAAGGGAGGTGCCGCGAATGCCTGCGACCACAGCGCAATGATGGCGTTGGCGAGCTTCTCAGATTCGCCTGGCGCATCGTATTGGTCCGCTTCAACCATGATGATTGGGTACTTGTTTTCGTCCTCGTCTATGGTCCCGATTACCCATGCGCCTTCCGGCTCATCTACATCGACCGGCCACGCCGAGCCGAATGACTTTTCCCAATTGCCCGCGTCAGCCACCGCCGCAACCTGCCGCCGCTCGGGCGCCTTGGCGAGCGCATCTTCGGCTATGCCCATCAGCGCCTCTATCGAGGCGGTGCGCATGTTCGCTTCGTCGTCGATAAACGCCTCGCAGCGTTCAACGATACGGGCGAGCGCAGTGCGCAAGTGGCAGGTCTGGTTTTGCTGATATGTGTTCATGCGGTTGCTCCCGGATGTACAAACAACTCCACCCCATTGCGCAGCAGGTCGCGCTGGGTTTCGCGCAGCAGCGCCGGATCGAGGCCCAGTTTGCGGGCCATGGCTTCGGCGGCCTGTCGGGCGCCGATGGTGTTGCTGGCGGTACGCTTCTCGCCGCGCACTGTGGCCACGTAGGTGCCGGTGGTGAAGCGAGTGCGGATTTCAACGGGCATAACGGCGGCCTCCCTGGGCTTTCTTCGCGGAGACGTTAGCCATATAGCTGGCCCACTCGTTCTGCTTGATCTGCTGGCGGATGCGGCTGCAGGACGCGTGCTTGCGGGTGGAGCGGGCCTTGCCGCAGATGTCGCAGAGGCTGGGCAGGTCCAGCCGTTGGCTGGCCATGGTCGGGCGCTCACGCATGGCGCACCTCCTCCTGGAACAGCCGCTCCCATTCCGAGCTGATGCGCCCGGCCTTGTTGCGGTTGCGGGCGGTGACGCTGGGTGTCTCGGCATAGCAGGCCTTGCATACGCTGCCGAGGCCGTCCGACTTGGCGGCCTGGCGGTAGAAGAACTCGGTGTCGGCCGGCCAGGTGTCGCCGCACTTGCGGCAGAGCTTCTCCGGGACGTCGGCGATGGTGATCAGGTGCAGGTGGCGGGCTGGGTTATGCTGTGCCCCGCCTCCCTGGGTGTGATGTGCTTGCATGGTGCTTCTCCTTGGGTTGGTCAGGCCCTGGTGAGTTGCCGCTCACCGGGGCCTTCTTGTTTTCAGCGTGCGATCAGCAGGAATAGGTCCGGCAGGTGGTTGGCCGCGGTCAGCAGGCCGGCCAGGCCGGTACCGATCCAGCCGGTCATGGCCAGCCGGGCGCGCAGGCTGAGGCTGGGTTCGTCATCGTCGTAGTGGTTCATGGCCGCTTACCTCTGCGATTTCTCACCAGCTTTTTCGGCCAGCGACCAGAGCAAACCGCTCGCAGCCCCTTCAGGCAAACGCTCCGCGCGCGCTTCGCCCTCCTCGTAGAACGAAATGAGCAGCCCGCCTTCGCGGAACACGTCCGGCACCCGCTCTCCAATCTTCTGTGCCGCCTCGCATGCCCGGAGCCAAACTGGGCCTAGCGCAACGAGCTTGTCTGCAAATGCCTGCCTCTCGTTCGCCAGCTCGCGCTCCGCATCCAGAACTCGATCGTTCGCGTCATCCAGCTTGAAGAGCGCCTCGCGCAGGTCTGTCAGCGGCGTGGATTCGGTAGTTGGTTTCTCTTGCATGGTGCTTCTCCTTGGGTTGGGTGTTGCTCGATCGATCAGGCGTTGCCGCGCCCGGTCGGGTCGGGGTTCTGGAAGATCCAGCACTTCACGGTGGTGCCGCGCTGGCTGAGGTGGTTGCGGCGGTTGAAGGCCGCGCGCACGGCGCTGTCCACGCCCTTGTTGTGCATGAGGTATTTGCGGGAGCGGCTGTTGGGCAGCAGGGTGCGCAGCGTGCCGATGTCGGCGATCTTCTGGCGGTGCTCGGCGGCGCGCTCGCAGAACTCGTTGAGGTTCACGGCAATCACGTCCGGCTTCTTCGAGTGGTCGACCACCGGGTCTTCGCTCAGGCCCTGCAGGTAGTCGAAGGCCTCCCAGAACTCGGCCACCTCGGCCGGGTCGGCGTTGACGGCTGTCTGGCGAGCCAACGCCATGGCCACCAACTCGCGCTGCGCGCCGGCATGCTGCCGATCAGTGAGCGGAATGATCAGCCGCAGGCAGTCGACCAGGGCGAGCAGCTGCGCGTGGTTCTTGATGATTCGCTCGATGCGGATCTCTTTCAGCTCGCGCAGCGCCTGTTCGTGCACCTTCACCTGGGCGCGGAAGGTCTCCAGCACCTTGCCCTCGGCGCGGGCGGCCATCAGCAGGAAGTGGCTGACGTCCATCGCGCTCAGGTGGTTGAGGTTGTCCGCTGCGGCGCGGCTGGCGGCGGTGACCTCTGGGCGAACGAAGTGCAGCTTGACGATACGGGTGAGGATCGCCTCGCTGGCCATCACCGTGGCGTTCTGGCTGATCACAATGGTGCCGCGGAACGGCGGTTCGTATGTCTCGTTGCCGGCCGTCTTCACGCCGGTCACGCCCAGGGTGCCGCCGTTGAACAGCGGTTTCAGCTCGTCCCAGTCGTAGGCCTTGGCGGCGCCGCGGTCGTTGTCGCTGCGGTCGGCCTCGAGCAGTACCAGCGGCATGCCGGATACCTGCCCCATCCAGCGGCGCAGGCCAGCCTTGGACATTTTCGAAGGGTCCTTGCCCTCTTCGTCCGGGCGGCCGAACAGCTTCCAGAGGAACATCAGCAGCGTCGACTTGCCGGCGCCGGCCTCGCCCGTTACTTCGAGGAAGGGGAAGCTCTGATACTCGTCGCGGATCTGCTCGGCGAACAGCGAGCCGAACCAGAACGCCAGCGCGACGATGCCCTGGGTGCCGAAACAGGTCCACAGCCATTCGAGCCACTCCGCGCGGTAGCCCTCGTCGGTACGGGCGATCTCCAGGCGGATCGACTTCTGCAGCGTCTTTAGGCGCAGCTGCTTGAACTCGAAGTAGTCCTCCTTGTTGGCCTGCTCGAGCACGCCACCGCGCACGGCCAGGTCGCCGAACACGTAGCAGCTGTGTTCCTTGCTGTAGCCGATGTAGTCGATGGTCTTGACGGTTTTCAGGCCGTAGAGCTGGTCGCGCATGATGCGGTCGAGCTGCGCGCCGGTACCGGTGAACACCGCGCCGGCAGCCATGCCCAGCAGGCGCTTCTTGAACTCGCTGGCCGCTGCCACCTGGCCGCCGGTGAAGGTGTTGCGCACCGTCGGCTCGTCGTGGGGGAAATCCACGCGGAAGTAGTACCAGGACTCGTCCGTCACCTCGTTGCGCTGGAAGTACAGCGCCTGCGGGTAGCAGTTGGCGATCTCCACCACCGCGCCGCACTGACGCAGGGCCTTGTCGCGGCGCTGACGGTCGTTGAGCAGCTGGTCTTCCTGGCGCTCGGATTCCTCCAGGTGCTGCATGGCCTTGTTGAACTTCTCCAGGTCCATCTTGAACCAGTAGAGGCGGTTCTCGAACGCGAAGTGGAATTCGTGGCGCTCGCGCCATTCGTACATCAGCGCGCCCTTCTCCGCCGCGCTTTCGGCCAGCAGCAGGCTGCCGTGGTAGCGCGCCTCGCGCAGGTCGCGCTCGATCTGCTCCGCGCGCTTGTCGTCGCCCTCGATGAAGGCCCAGCGCTGGTGGAGGTCGTTCCAGTCGACCTTACGGTCGCGCTGCGGGATCTGCGCGGCCTCGCAGGTAAAGCCCAGCTCGCGGGCCATCTTCGCCCAGCGACGGGTGTAGCGATGCGCGCCCGGCTCGTTGTCCAGCGCCCAGACCAGGCGCGGCAGCTTGCGCCCGGCCTCGGCGCGGGCCTTCACCAGCGCCTTGAGCGACTCGGCCGGGAAAGCATTGCTGCTCATGGCCGACACGGCGTCGAGTTCGTGGTGCAGCAGCGCGATGGCGTCGAAGATGCCCTCGACGATCCACAGCTCGTCGACCTCGAGCAGGTCCACGCTCGGCGGGCACCACCAGTAGCCTTTCATGCTCTGGCCGGGGGCGAAGCGTGCCTTCTGCTTGCCGAAGCGGTGCGGGCGGTCGATCAGCCGTTCCCAGTAACCACCCTTCTCCAGGGTGAAGCGCACCGTGGCGCTGCCCTGGGCAAGTTCGCGGCTCCAGTAGTTCTCCTGGCTGTACCAGCCGCGGATCATGCCCAGGTCGAAGCCACGGGCGAACTGCAGGTAGGCATCGGCGCTGGCGGCCGGCGCCTGCTCGGTGCTCGGAGCGCGCTTGCTCCAGTCGTCGAACAGGTCGTCGAACAGCTCCTTGACGTGCCACTGCTCGCCGCACTTGCTCTCGCGGCCGCATTTGATGAACCAGGGCTGGTCGTAGCGGGAATAGAGCTCCTTCTTGCCGCA